TCTCCACCGTCCCGCCTCGACGACGGCTCGACGTCGAAAAAACCGGTTTCGCTCCTCGAAAATCGACCCGGAAGAAAAAAAACGGCCTCTATCGACCTTCATGAAATATCCGGGCTAGCGGGATGGCACCGATGCGGAGATCCGACAGTTCCAGGGGCCCGTAGCCGAAGTCGAACAGCATGCGCAGGTATTGCGCGTCACCCTCGACCTCGGTGTGCGGATGGGCCGCCAGGGTGGGAAACACCCGGTGGCGGCCGTAGACGCGCGGTACGGACCCGTACCGGTTGGCGCGGTTCTGCGTGCCGGTGATTGCGAGCGTTGGGCTGGTACGGCTCTGCGGACCACCGATCGAAAGCTCGGCGAGTTTCGGCCTCGGCGGCGGCGCAATGGCGTTGACGATCAGGTTGCCGACCAGCGTGATCGCCGCACCGCCGATGGCGGAGGCCAGATTGATGGTCTGGCCGAAGATCACCGCCTCGGTCGGCAGCCCCATGGCCGCGCCGACGGCCGGCCCCAGCACGAAGGCGGCGGCCACCACGGCGATCGTCAGGATGGTGCGAAGCGGGTTCTTGCCGCCCCCGCCACCCTTGCCCGGCGCGACACGCAGGGTGACCACGGCGCCGGTCTTCGGCCTGACGCGCGCCCATCGGTCCCGTGGCACCATGACCGGGTCGGCGGTCATCGCCCCATCCGTGATCCAGACATGAGCATGGGCCACGAGGATCGGATCGAGCCCAAGCGAATCCATGATGTCGGCGATGGAGCCGCCTACCGGCACAGCGCGATCGATCCGTTCGGCGGAAAACGGACGCGGGCAGGCGATCAGCCGCAGAGCGTTTCCGTCAACCGTCATGGCGATAGAGTCCCAGGACACGGCGACGCCACTTGGCGCCGTCATAAGGTTCAAGACAGGCGTCGATGCCGTCCTCGATGTGCAGCATCCAACCGGGAACGACGACCACGCCCACATGCATGGGCTGGTTCATGAGGCGCATGAGAACCACGTCGCCCGGTTGCTCTTCACCGGGCGGCACTGGGCGCCAGGGGCCCATCTCGCCCCGGATCAGGCGGCCGATATCCTCGGCGTCCTCGACGGAGGCGTAACCGCCGGCGTAGGACGGCAGCCGCGTGCTAAAGCGTTCGGCAAGCACGAGCCTAACGAGGCCCCAGCAATCGACGCCGTCCCGGTCGCGGCCATGCGCCTTGAACGGCAGGCCGACATAGGCATTCACCCAATCGGGCAGCATCAGAAGAGGCCCGGATACTCGCTCGGCACATAGCTGTGCCCCGGAAACGGCTCGTTGAGCACGTCCTCGAAGGCGAGCTCGCCGGTGACGGTGAGCGCATCGTACTCAGCCGACACCAGGGTCATGTTGAAGGGTCCCGCCTCCACCGTGTCGGGCGACGCGGCCATGACCACCTCGAGGCCGACCGACAGGGGCGAGGAGATCGCCCTCAGGTTCTTCACGATTTCTCGGTCGACGTTGTCGATACGAAGCGTGACTCGGGCGACACTATCGGGATCCTCGTCTGGGAGCGCGATCTCGAAAGGATAGGCGATGAAGGTATCGCCGCGACTGATGACGTTTTCCGTGTTGTTGACCACGCGGATGGGTACAGCGAGATCCTCATGATCAAGCGTCAGCAACAGAAGAAAGACCTCCTCGGTTTCCTGCGCGTTCACCGCCTGACGGGCAGCGAGAGACAAACTTCGGCTCATGGCAAGATCTCCAGGCGCAGGGACACCTGCCAGAGCGTGCCCCTTGCCATGGGCGTGTAGCTGGGCGGCTCGACAAACCGGAAGGTCACGGCCGTGCCGTCTCTCGGGTGCTTCCAATCGAACGGAAGCGCACCGCCGGCGATGGTTGCGTCGAAAAACGTATCCAGCAGATCGACCTGGGCCGGCGTCAGACGCACCTGGCACTCGATGTTCCGAATCCCCGCCGTGAAGCGCCGGCGTACCTTGGGCGGGCCCGCTTCCATCTGGGAGCGGAGCAACGTGTTCGGCGCTTGCTCGCTGAACCCCTGTGCCAGCGGTTCCTGCGGCAGGCTCGCCGGCCAGGCCGGATTGGTCATCGGGGCACGCCCCGTCGATTGATGCCGTAGGCACTGCTCATGGTCTGGTCGAACGCTCCCTGGGCGATGCCGCGGTTGACTTCATCTCGGATCAGCACCCGGATCAGGCGCTTTCCATCAGGACCGCGTTCGCTGGACACCTCCGGCCGGGCGCCACTACTGCGCTGATCGATCACCTGCACCACGACCTCGGACCCGAAGGCCTCGCGCATCTGCTCGGGCCAGCCGATCACTTCGCCCTGCCTGGCGATGACCGGGACTTCGCCCGGCACCAAGCCGCCGCCGTGAAAGCGCGGCGCCCCATCGAACACTCGAGGGTCGACGGTACGTCGTGGCAGCGGCGTCGCGCCGATCACCCCGCCTGCGTGCGCCACGGCGTAGCCGCCGGTGCCATAAGCGGGCGCATCGAGGATCGGGGGCGTGGACGAGCCACCCGACGAACCGAAGAAATCGAAACTGAAGCTTCCGATCAACCCTTCGAGGAAACTCTCCATGGGCTTGAAGATCAGAAGCCGATAGGCAGCCCGCAGCGCCGCCTCCTCCAGGGTCGAGAAGAAATTGCCGACCAACAACTTTCCGGTCCGGGCCCACTCGACCCAGGCGTCTTCGGAAGCCTTCAGCGCACTCGAAGTGACATCTTCGAACTGCCGCGCCGCGTCACCTGCCTCCCGGCCATAGTCCCGGAGCGCCCGGATGACGCCCGCCGACCATTCCTCGCTGACCCGCAGCATTCGGTCGTAGGCATCTTCGGTCGCGCGGGCGAAGGTCTCCTGGCTGATCGCCCCCTCGCCGAGGAGTTCGTTCAGCTCCGCGAGTTCGGCCTTGTAGGCTTCCTCGGCCGTGCGCAGACTGTCGGTGAGGGCCTTCCCCTTCTCCCTGAGCTTGATCGCCTCCTGCTCGGCCTTGTTGCGAGCCTCGATGGCTTCACGCTCATCGAAGAGTGAGCCCGCCAGGTCGCGGACCTGGCGACGTTGCTCATCGGTCGCGTCCGCCGACAGACGCCGCAAGGCCTGGGAGACGAAGCGCGCGCGATCGGTCATCGCCAATTCGTCGCGTTCCGCTCGTAAGCCATCGACGATCTTGCGATTGGCATCGGCGCGTCGCCGCGCCGCCTCCTGCTCTTGCGCCGCCAGTTGGGCGAGCCGCGCATCGCGAACGGCGGCGGCCTGCGCCATGATCTCACCGACCTTCTCCAGATTGCTGGCATCCGGCGCGATCAGAGTCTGCATTTCGGCGACCAGGCGTTCGTATTCCGCCTGAATGCGACTGGCCCCCTCGTGGGTGGCGTCGAACAACTGCTTCTGCAAGTCCTTCTCGATCTGGGAGATGCGCCGTGCCCGCTCCTGAACCACGCGAATGTCCGCCTCGATGGCATCGGACGTCGTGCCGGTATCCGTCGCCGGTGGCGTCCGCCCATCTCCCTGGTCCCGCTGCATCCAGGCGAGCTTGGCCTGCCACTGCTGGAGTGCGCGTTCCTTGCGCTCAAGCTGCCATTCGACGTAGCGGCGGCGGATATCGTCGAGCACGCCGTCGCTTAAGCGCCCACGCTCGGCCCGCAAGGCGCGAACGTCCTCGCGCAGGTCCTCGACGATGGTCTTGGTGCCCCGCAGGCTCAAGCCCTCGAAGTTGAAATCCCCCTGGGCCAGGAGCTTGAGCTGCTCATAGGCCACGCCGGCGCTACTCGCGAGATCGGCCAGCTCCGAAGACGCATCAGCAATGACCGGCGCCAGATCGAGCACGGCGCGAGTCAGATTAGCGGAAATCACCTTGCCCAGGGTGTCGAGCTCGTCCCGCGCCTTCTCTGCATTCCTGACCAGATCCTCGTCGAGTACGATGCCGAGGTCGCGGGCCCGGCGTCTCGTCGCCTCCAAGGCCTCGGCGCCACCCACCAGCATGTTCACCATGGCGACGCCCTCGCTGTCGAACAGCTTAAAGGCCAGCCGAAGCCGTTCCGCCGGATCGGTCGTGCGCCTGAAGGCTTCCGCCACGTCGTTCAACAGGTCCTCGGAGCGACGGATGTTGCCGTGCTGGTCCTTCAGCGCGATGCCCATCTGCGCCAGCGCCTGCTTGGCCTCGCCGGTTCCCTTGGCCGCCTCGGCGACGCGCCGGGTAAAGCGCTGCAAGGCCATGTCCATGGTGCGCTGCTCGACGCCGGCGAGCTGCGCGGCGTAGCGCAGTTCCTGCAAGGCCTCGACACCGACACCGATCTTGTCGGCCGTCTTGCCCACCGCGTCGGCGGCGCTGATCGACCGGTCGATCAGGGTCGCCAGACCGCCGACCGCGGCGACGCCAGCTAGGGCGCCGCCGAGCGCCCGCATGCCGACGCGGAGGGTCTTTGCCCGGTCGGTCAGATTGGAGAGACCGCGCGACGCCTTGGTGCCGGCCGCGTCGATCTTCTTCAGCGAGCGCTCGCCACTTTGCCCGACGGAGACCAGCTCGGCCTTGACCTTGCCGCCGCCCTCGACAGCCAGGCGGACCGCGTAGGTTCTGTAATCGCGCATGTTTGGTCAAGCTCTCCATTCACGTTGCACCTGCCGGAGCCAAGGTTCTGTTCGTGGTCGGT